CACTGACTATCAGTATAGAAAACTTACACCCTTAGAATGTGAGAGACTACAAACTGTGCCAGATAATTATACCAACCACGTATCTAACACACAGAGATACAAAATGTTAGGCAATGGATGGACAGTAGATGTCATATGTCATATACTAAAAAACATGGAGCTATAGTTAATGTTGTAATAATAATTACTATCTTGAACACCCTTTTGTTCACACTCATCGTGGGGGGAAGGTTACACCTCCCTCACACAATGAGGTAAAAATTTATAATAAATATGAAAAAAGAAGAACTAAATAAACACAGACAAACAAAAGACTTTGGATACAAACCAAAGCAGTATACAGAAGAGTTATGTAACGAGCAAACTTATAAAGTTAAAGAAAAGATTGAGAAAATGGTAGATGAAGCGGTAACTAAATTAAACTCTGGGAGCAGCCCGGAAAAAATGATGGCTGTAGGTATTATACAATTAGTAAATCAAATCGAAACTTTAATTAAGTCATGTCCTAATAATTCCAGTTTAGGTCAAAGTTTTAGACAAATATTTGCTAATAAAGAATAAATAAAGTATATTTGAAAAAGAATTAGAACTTATGGAGAGAACAAAAGAAATGTGGGCAGATATTCACTATCCGCCTACGGAAAATGAAATTAAATACAATACAATGATTCTAAATTATGACCAACTAGGTTCTATCGTGGAGGATGTGTGTACTAAAACACGGACCACTCACGATGAAATATATTCCAAAACCAAAGACAATCATGTCACATTTTCTAGGTACTTAATTTACTACTTGTCGCAGAAAACAGGTCATAGGTTAAATAGTATAGTTAGATACATGAAGTCCAATGGATTTGCAACTACACCATCTACGGTTATCTACGGTATTAAGAAAGTAGAATCTAAGATGAAGGATGATGAGAACATAAACAAGTATATAGGAAGTTTCCTATCTACACAAATATAAACCCCTAAATATATATATATATGGCAACACAAACAAAGTCAGTGTTTGACAAACTTTCAGCTGTAAAGGTTGCAGAGAAAGTAGAAAAGAAAGGACAATTATCTTACCTATCATGGGCTCATGCTTGGGCATATGCTAAGAAGTTATATCCTACATTAAAAAGAGTAGTATACGAAACAGAAGATGGTATGAATTACTTTACCGATGGCAACACCGCATGGGTAAAAGTAGGAGTAGATATCGATGGTATTGAATACATAGACTACTTACCTATCATGAACACGAGTGGTAGACCAAGATCCATTAAGCTAGACCAAATAACAAGCTTCGATGTAAATACATCTATACAGAGGTCAACGGTTAAGGCGTTAGCATTACATGGATTAGGTTTATCTGTTTATGCAGGCGAAGATTTACTAGACACCACACCAGTGGTAAAGAAACTAGTAAGCTTAACAATTGAAGATGAGAACTGGGATAAAGTTCTTAAGTGGGTAATAGAGAATAAAGAAATGGGAATGACAAAAGTCATTAATACTTTATCTCAAAAATACAAAGTTGCTCCTAAAGTTAGAGAAGAAATCAATAAGTATATAGCAGTATGATACTCGATGAGCTTCGGCTAAACGGAAATAACAAAGGTTTCGCACTTAAGGATATACAAGCGTTAAGGGATGATGAATTGTATTACGGTGACTTTGGTAGAAAATACTTATCTAATTCAGATATAGGTTCTCTACTTAATAACCCTCGCAACTTCAGAAGACCGGGCACGCCTACCATAGCAATGTTGCAAGGTCGGTATTTCCATACAGATTTGTTGGAACCTCAAAAACTAAGTGAGTTCGACATAGTAGATACGTCAACACGAACAACCAAAATATATAAAGAGTTAGGTAAGCAAGCCTTACTCACAAAAGAGGTTGAGATGTTATCACAGATGGCTAAAGCTATTAGAATGAACTTTGATTTCTATGATATGATATACCAGGTAGGGAACAAGTTCGAACAACCAATGATAAAAGAAATAGGTGGACACCTATGGAAAGGTAAGGCGGATATTGTTTCAGATACTAACATCATAGATTTAAAGACTACATCAAACATAGATGATTTTAAATACTCTGCACGAAGATATAATTACGATAGTCAAGCGTGGCTGTATCAGCAGTTCTTTGGAGTTCCTATGGTCTTTATAGTTGTTGAAAAGAACAGCTTTAAAACAGGCTTATTTGATTGTAGTGACACCTTCCTTGAGTACGGAAGACAAAAAGTATTCAAAGCGATTGAGGTTTACGAGAAGTTTTTCATAGATAAAGCACCGGAGGACATCAATCAATATTATCATAAAGAACAATTATAAATAAACAAACAAAAAACAAACATTATGGCAGTAATAATAAACCATTACATCGATCTTACTAAAGTAGATAAGACAAAACTTAGAGAAGGTAAATTCTTACAAATCACTTCTGTAGTTGATGATGAAACTAAATTCGGAAACAACGTAGGAACATATGAGTCAATGAGTAAAGAAGAGAAAGACTCTGGTAAGAAAAGAAACTACATTGGAAATGGTAAAGTAGTATGGACTGATGGCAACATAGTTCTAGCCGAAAAAGAGAACAAGGTAGCTGCGAAACCAACAACAACTGAAGCCGACTTACCGTTTTAGTAATTTAAAATTTAGAGGGTGGCAACCCATTTGATCTGATTAATCAATGAAATAACTGTATTCATACGCTGCCCTCTATTTTATTTCTGATAAATGAGAGTAACTATTTTTAAAAGTATTAAAGATACATCTGTTCCCTTTTACAGAGATGTTAATTTAATTCTAGATAGGATTAAAGAAGGGAAAAGTAAAGAAATAATAGAGAACATAAGAAAAGAGAAAGATAAAGAGAAAAGAAATTTAATCAAACAGAAACTACCAGCCATATGTTTTAGTGGAGAGTTTTCTACTCGTAATGATAAGTCAATATTAAAACACAGTGGTATTATATGTTTGGATTTCGATGGCTTTAAAAGCAATAAAGATTTAATTGAAGCTAGGAAAAAATTAACATCCGATTCTTACTCCTATTCAGTATTTACTTCACCAAGTGGTAACGGCCTTAAAGTGTTGGTAAAGATACCACAAGAACCTAAGAACCACACCCAGTATTTCTTGTCGTTGCAAGAGTATTATAATATGGATGAGTTCGATTCTACATGTAAGAACATCTCTCGTGTGTGCTACGAATCTTTTGATTCAGACTTATATATAAACGAGCAAAGCAAAACATACGAAAGTTTAGTAGTTGAAACCCCTGAACCATTAGAGTATAAAACATCATCGCCTACATTAGTTGTTAGTGATCCACAGAATGTGGTTAAAAGATTAAAGAAGTGGTGGGAAATAAAATATGGCATGGTTGAGGGACAACGAAATAATAATTTGTATATCCTTGCATCTGCATTCAATGATTTCGGTATACATAAAGATGAAGCTTATTCCATTATGCTTGACTATGTAGGCGGATCTTTCTCAGCTAGAGAATTAAACACTACAGTGACCAGTGCTTATAACCATGTAGAGAACTTTAATACACGCTTCTTTGAGGATGTAGACACTATGGACCTGGTTAAGAAACAACTCCAAACTGGTGTGCCAAAAAAGGAGATTCGCTCTCAGCTGAAAGGTCAAGGCTTCGAGGGCGTATTAATCGACCAAGTTATAAAGAAAGAAGAAGAGAGTCTAGGAGACTCAGACTTTTGGGTAAAGTCGGACAAGGGAGCAGTAAGTATAATACCATTTAAGTTTAAGCAATTTTTAGAAACTCATGGCTATTATAAATACACTCCTGATGGAAGTGATAACTATATTTTTATAAGGATTAAGTCAAATGTTATTGATGGAACAAACGATGATAAGATAAAAGACTTCGTGTTGGATTACTTACTGGAGTTAGAAGACTTATCTATATATAATTATTTTGCTGAAAGAACTAGGTACTTTAAGGAAGACTTCTTATCCTTATTAAGCTACAAGACTATATATCTTATGGAGGATACTAAGACTGAAGCTTACTTACCTTTTAAAAATGTAGTACTTAAAATAACAAAAGACCACTTAGAGATGATTGATTATGATTCCCTAGATGGTTTTGTATGGAAGGCTCAAATAATTAATAGAGAATTTCATGAAGCTGATACTGAAGACTCAGACTATCAACAATTTATTTTCAACATTTGTAATAACAATCAAAAAAGAATAGAGTCCTTGCAGAGTACCATAGGATTTTTACTACACAGCTATAAGAATGCTGGGTATTGTCCGGCTGTTATTATAAATGATGAGGTAATATCAGAAGATCCTGAAGGAGGAACAGGTAAAGGTTTATTTGTTCAAGCATTGTCTCAGTTAAAAAAGAACGTAGGTATTGACGGAAAGGGTTTTAATTTTGAAAAATCTTTTGCTTACCAGTTGGTTTCTGTTGACACACAGCTACTTACCTTTGATGATGTAAAGAAGAACTTTGAGTTCGAAAGGTTGTTTAGTTTAATTACTGAGGGTATAACTCTTGAAAAGAAAAACAAAGACGCTATTAAGATACCGTTTAGTAGTTCACCTAAAGTAATTATCACTACCAACTATGCGATTAAGGGTACAGGTAATTCGTTTGCTAGAAGAAAATGGGAGTTAGAATTTTACGCTCATTACTCCAAGGACTTTACACCGGTTGATGAGTTTGGAAAACTTTTTTTTAGCGACTGGAGCCAGGATGAGTGGGCTGTATTCGACAACTATATGGTTGCTTGTGTTCAATATTATTTAGAAAATGGATTGATATCTGCACCGTTTAAAAACCTACTCAATAGAAAGTTTGAACAATCTACGTGCCGTGAATTTGTTACCTTTGTAAGTGAGAATTCTGATTCTTTTCCTTTTGAAACAAGGATTAATAGTAACTCAGTAAGGATTGAGTTTGTATTACAAAACCCCGACTTCACGAAGCTGTCTCATAGTAAGTGGAACAAATGGATGAGGTTGGCCGCTAAGTATATTACTAAGCAGGATCCTGAAGAAGGAAGAGATAACAATGGAATTTACTTTGTACTAACACCTAAAGAAACACAAACGGCAATATGGAAATAGAAGAACAATTTTTTTACGAGCACTTGGAACAAATAATAGACAACACTTATAAAGTCTTAGTAAAAGAAATGGATATTGAATCCATACTTGAAGATGAAAGTAGGGTAGACATGTTTTTATTTAATCCTATGCAGGGGTTTATCACTCATGAAGTAATGGAAGATTTATATACTTTACTAATTGAACATTATGAAGAAGATGAGAGATATGAAAGGTGTCAAAAGCTAATGACACAAAGAGAACTAGACATTAAAAATGAACGAGAAACATTATGAAATTTAGAGAGTATCAAACGAGAATAATTGAAGAAGGAACTAACATACTAAACACACACGGATTACTTTACTTAGCAATGGAAGTTAGGACAGGTAAAACACTTACCTCTTTAGGTATATGTCAAGCTGTTGGAGTTGATAGGGTATTGTTTCTTACTAAGAAGAAAGCTATATCAAGTATAGAGCATGATTATAAAATGCTGAATCCAGACTTTGAGCTGCAAGTTATTAACTATGAGAGTTCGCATAAAATAAAGTTAGAGTTTAGTCCCCAGGTTATAATAGCTGATGAAGCTCATTCGCTTGGGGCTTTTCCAAAAGCATCTAGTAGAGCCAAGAAGTTAAGGTGTGACCTACAAACGTGGGGATCAAAGCTTATCCTTATGTCTGGTACACCAACACCGGAGAGCTTCTCGCAAATGTATCACCAGGTATACGGTTATAAAAACAATCCATTTAAAAGTTATAAGAATTTTTATAGATGGGCAGATGATTTTGTAAACAAAAAGCAAGTACAGTATGGGCATAGGGTAGCCACGGATTACTCTAATACTAGAAAGAATGAGGTGATTGAAGCTATGAAGCCATACACTATATCTTTCACACAGAATGAAGCTGGGTTTAAATCCACAATAGATGAAGAGATACTCTACGTAGACATGAAAGATACCACATATGATAGGTGTAGGTATTTAAAAAAACATAGAGTACTTAGTCGTAGAGATTCAGATGATGCAGTACTAGCAGATACTGGAGTAAAACTAATGCAGAAGTTACATCAAATGTATTCGGGAACCGTAATATTCGAGTCGAAAGATAATATGATATTTGATTACAGTAAGGCGGAGTTTATTGCTAAACAATTCAAAGGTGAGAAGATAGGGATATTCTACAAATTTCAAGCAGAACTAACAGCTTTGAAGGATACATTTGGAGATAACTTAACTACTGATTTAGAAGAGTTTGACAGCACAGATAAAAACATAGCACTACAAATTGTCAGTGGTCGTGAAGGAATCTCTTTGAGAAATGCTAAGTATTTAGTATATTACAATATCGATTTTAGTGCTACTAGTTATTGGCAGAGTCGTGACCGTATGACAACCAAAGATAGAATGTATAATAAAATATACTGGGTATTCGCTAGAGATGGTATTGAAAACCAAATATATAAAGCGGTAAATAATAAAAAAGATTATACATTGAAACACTTTAAAAGAGACTTTGAACTATGAAATACAACTGGCAACACAAGATAAATAAATATGCTGATAAGATATCATTCAAGCTTCTCGCTACTAAAGATCATGAGGATTATGAGTGGCTGAAGACTCAGTTAATGTTATTTATGTTTCAAGCAGAATTAGATGACTACACCGATGAAGAAGATTGAATTAACCGAAGATCAAATATTTATATTGCATTCGTGCGTATATAATAACATCATGGAGTTAAAACGAATCCTTCGTAACAATGAACACGGTCATTCTGAAGCGGCTGTTATAAACGAAAGAATAAGAGAACGCATAGAGGTGCTTGATAAAATAATAAGCAAAGAAGAGAATTATTTAACTTTGTAATTGGCAAGGTTATGACAGAACAACAAATCCAAAAAAAACGTATTGACCAGCTAGAGTCGGAAGGTTACTACGTAATTAAATTAATTAAAACTAACAAGAACGGTATTCCTGACCTTATAGCTATACCACCAGGGTGTGATGTACTTTTTTCAGAAGTAAAGAAGCCCACCGGTAAGTTATCAAAGCTTCAGGAGTATAGATTAAAAGAACTAAAACAACATGGAATCAACACAGAAATATACAATGGACAATAAGCAGATAATGATAACCTATGATTTAATTGACGCTGTTAAAAGCAGTGAGAGCTCAGTTACCTGGGCGGATATGGTTCACATTATGGAGCGATTAGATAATGAAATAATAAACGATAGCACCCTAGGTCATGTAATCACTAAAGATGGTAAAGATATTTTTATAGAATTATATTTTGAAATTGAAGAAAAAAATTCCTACATTGTAGACCACTATGAACTAATCGACTCAGATAGGTTTTTAGATCTTATGCTAGCCAAAAGGAGAGTTAACCTAGCAAATGAAGCTGTAAGAAGTATAATATGAAAGTCTGGAAAAAAGGAACTGCCTTAAACGAAGAAGAGAGGAGTTCAATATTGTTATTAGCGTTGAAAAACTATTCTATAAATGGCATATCTAAAGAGTTAGGTATACCTAGTAGTAGGATTAGAACCTACTTTACAAAATGGAACCCAGAGAACTATAAGAAAATATCAATCTACTTAAACGGAAAGAAAGAGCCTTACCACCACAACGAAGATGACTACGCTAATCTACCTACTTACAAGTGGGATGATTTGTGTTCTAGTGAGATTGAAGCTTATAATCAATATAGAGTTTTCAAGCAAGATTAAATAATAATTAGTTAAAAATTAAAAAAAATATGTTTACATTTGAAGAAGGAATAGATTATGACTTAATGAAAAGAAGACTAACCCATAATTCAAAAAGGGTTTATATTAAAACTTTAACTCCTACATATGCGATTGTTTCGTATGATAAAGATAAAAAAGCAGGCATGTTCAAAGTAAATATAAATTCTCTGGTTCAGATTCAAAAATGAGAAAAGCAGGCGTTTATTTCCATCAGGTTAATCATGTAAACTTTGTAATGAAGGAGATTAACGACCTGACCGATGACATTTATGAATCGTTAATTGATGAGGAGTATGAAACTACCCAATGTAAGATTACTTCCCTTATAAAAAAACTAAAAGAAGTCAACGCATCTATCCAGTGATGAGTGTGAACAAGAGAAAGTGTAAGGGGTGTGGGAAGGTTCAAGACCTTACAGCTTTCCCTTCAGCAGGTAAAAAACGAGGCCTTAAATACTATCGGCATAAATGCCAAAGATGTTATTCTCAAAATAAAATACACAGACGTAAATTAAATAGACAGTGGTTGTCTCGTTATAAAGAATCACTCGCTTGCGAAAAGTGTGGCTACTCTAAAGAAACTCATCCCAACTTCAAACTTCAAGCTTTACAGTTTCATCATACTCATGATAATAAACAATATGAAATAAGTAATATGGTACATAGGGGTTTCGCAAAACACAAAATCTTAAAAGAAATGGCTAAGTGCTCTATCTTATGTTGTAGATGTCACACTGAAGCTCACTTTTAATCCCCTAGGTTTGATCTTTTTAGCTTACTACCCTCACTTGTCATCTTAGATTTATCTTTCTGAGTGTTAGCCTTTTCCTTTTCCATCTGCTTAATTTCCTTAGGGCTTGGATAACCGAAGAACCAATTTCTAATCTCATCATTATTATATCTCTGAAGTTTATCTTTTTCATATCCTTTTCCGTATGTTACAGGATCCCTACCTAACATAAAATCTTTAAAATCTAACTCTCCAGTGACTAACCCAGGTGCTTCATCTTTTATAAAGTTATCTATATTTCCTAAGTACTTATCAAAGGTTTTTAAATCCTCCTCTGTTAGTTCGTCCCATTTTTTATTACCAGAAATTAAGTCAAAACCTATTCCACCAACTTCAAACATTCTTGTTAGTTCAGACGCAATTGGAGGTGCGGAAAAACTCTTTGGTCTTCCTCTATAATAATTAGTTACGTAATTACCAAACACTCCGGGTATACCAAAACCTTGCCCTAAACCTTGCATAGTGTTCATCATTAATCCATAATTTCTATCAGCTTCTAAATCGCCTTCATTAGTTACTTCAGGAACAGTTTGCATTCTTCTGTCTATTTCTTCACCCTCCTCATTGAAATCACTTCTGGTTAGTGTGTAAAGCAAAGATGGAACTAAACCTACCTGAGCTAACCTTCTTAATAATTTAAATTTATCCTTCGCATTGTACCTATTCCAGTTCCTAAATCTTTTTATAGTAAGAGCTGTTTCATTAGCTAAGGCGTTTGGGGTAGAACCATATTGAGCAAAGAATTGACCTATAGCGTCTTGTGCTAATTCTGAAGTATATAAAGGATTGTCAGTTTGCTGAAATTTAATAGTTAACTTATGGTAATCTTTCATTGCTCTATTTATAGCATCTTCATTAGACATCCCTTTCTTTAAGTAACTATCATACAATGCATAAGCAGTTCCAGCACCTGCGTAAACACCTCCCATGTCACCTACTTTTGTGCCTGCCATTAAGACATTTTGAGCGAGATTCCACAGTTTTTCTGGTTTACTTTCATCTGCTTCATTTTTATATTTAGTAAAAGCCGGATCAATAGAAGTTTTTTTCCACCTAGCTTCAAACATTGGATCAGCTAAGAATCTTCGTAAGAAGGTCACTTCTTTATCTAACTCCCCTCTATTTGTGGGTATTTTTCGGTTAGGACTCAGCATTTTTATATTTCCTGAAATAATATCTTTTAATCCTAAATCATAATTTGGATCAGTCATAATCATTGGGGCGTACATAGCTCCAGAAAGAAGCTGAGAGGTAAGTCCTTCGGGTTTAAGCCCTAGTGTTTTTACAATTCCAAACTTATTCAAAGCTTTAGCTCCTTTTACAAGAGGTTCTGAACCAACAAGGGATTGTTTTTGAGCCCTACCGGTTATAGCTTGGTCGTATATATTCATGATTTTAGTTAAATCTTGATCGCCATCTTTTCCTAGTAGTCGTTTCATTTGAGGAACAGAGTTGTTATTAAATACGTTATTGTATTGTTGACTTACGTCATAGTAAGATAGCATTCTTTCCATGTTGTCTACATATTTCCCCATCTGCGTCATTACGTCAACTATTTTTATAGCCCCATCTTTATCTGTTTTTGGTTTTATGTTTCGTGAAATAACATCCATCCCTCTATAGGTTCCATCGGGAGCAAATAAGTCTACCACCTCTTCCTCGACTATATCTCTGTTTGTTGGAGCGTATCTAGCTAAGTTCTTAATGTCTTTTAAGGGGACTCCAGTAATGGACTCTGCTTTATCACCGTACCTAAGCAAGGCGTCTTCGTAGAATTGAAATGCTCTTTCACTTAAATCTATTAAGTCAGGGTTTTTTTTCATGTAATCTACTACTGCTTTAGGATCTAGGTTGGCATTCACTAAAGATTGAGGACCGTTTACTTCTAGCATCATGTAAGCATTTACTACCTCACCGTTAGTGAGTGGAGTCTTAGAAGAGCCTACATACACGTCAGAGCCTTTATTTCTCCTAGCACTACTCACTCCTTTTTCTACAGCTTTTACCTTGGGCAACATCACCCCATAAGTTCCTTCTAGGTAATCGTAATTACTATCTATTACAGCGTTAGTTAAATCATCAACTGCTTTTTCTACTTTAGGACCTCCAACTCTTTTTAGTTTTTGAGTAGCATTATCAATAGTTTCATAACTTTTAACCAATTGTCTACCTGCTTTTACCGTTCTACTTTTTCTTTGATCTCTAGATACTTCACTTGGGCTCGGTGTGGTATATCCTTTTCCGCCTTCTAGACTGGTCAGTGGGTTAGCTTTAATGTATTCATTTAATGGCTCAACTCCGTTTATTTGCTGTCCATTTATAATTACAAAATTATTTCTATTCTTTGCTAAGAAAGCTTCAGTCTCTTCAAAAGTGTTGAGTTTAGTGGGTTTTTCTTTTCTATACAATCCCTCATCTATACTTCCCCTTTGTATTTGGTTTTGAGTTTTCTTAACTCTTTCATAGCTTTTTAAGTCTAGTTTTCCATCACTTAGGATAGAGTTCAATTGATCATCAATATCTGCCAACTCACTAATCGTCATGTTTTTTAAATCATCTCTTGTGTATTGGTTAGTGAGCTCATTCCATAAGTTTCGGGCCCCTAAGCTTATCTTACCCCTGTCTTTTCCTTTCTTACCCTTTCTTTCAACAGCTTCTTTCTTAGAGTTTTTAGTTATGTCTTCTATATAACTTCTCTTCACTACTTTTTCTACTGTACTAATAGCTTTATCTAAGGCTTTATCAACATCTAAATACTGCATCTCTGTACCGGTAGCTGCATTTAAAATCTTATTTAATTCACTTCGACTAAACTTTATACTTTTATCTCTAGCCATAGACTTAATTATGTCATCTAAAGTTTGCTTAAATTCTTTAGTAGCTTTAACAGTATATTTTTCTTGACCTTCTGCTTGACGCTTTAAGTCTTTCTTTAGGTTGCTTAATTCATTAATTGCCACTCTATCTCTTCTATTGATAGCGTTATCTATTTGTCGCTGTGAGTATCCTTGTTTTTTCAGCTCCATTCTTTGGGCAGTTTCAGAAACCCTATTTCCACCTTGGTCTACCGATATCTCATCTAGCTTTTTATCTATCTTATATTGTCTTCTAGGTGTAGGGTCTACTGTACCTGGTTTTCTAGGACTCGCACCACCACCAACTTCAGCAACTACTTCTTCTTTGACCGTCTCCGACCCCGACTTAACTTCGACTTCTTCTTTGACTTTAACTTCTTCGGTAGCGACTTCTGGTTGGGGTACGCTTTCTCCCATCGTTGGGCTATCTGCGGATGGTTCTTGTGTAGATATCTCCGCTGTGCTTGACTCTTGAACGGCATCTTGTTTTGGTTTAGTAATTATTTGTGTTTGTTTTCCTCCGTTTTGATCTACGGTATTTAGCTTAACTACATCTGCTCCGTCTTCAAATGCTTTGTTTATAGCTTCTGTTTCGGCATCATTATAGGCTTGACCTGGAGAATACTTAGAGCCATCCACTTCAACAGTAGCGACCTTAGAACCTTTAGGTATGGTTTCACTCACAACCCCTTCATCACCAGCATATTTCTGAGCAGTAGTTATGTCTTCACTATGAAACTGACCTTTAACATTTGGATGTCTTGTTTTTACAGTTCCATCTTCATTAGTTTTTCCTCCTGTTCCTTTGTATACAGTTAAGTCTTCTGTTAATACTTCTGTAGTTGTAGGTGGAGTGTCTGAGGTAGGTGTTAAACCTCTAAAGTCATCCACACCTTCACTGAAATCCTTAATTAGGTTTATTTCAGAATCTATCTCCTCCATTCTATCCCTCTTAGGGGTTAGGTTGTTTTCAAAAAACTCAGCCGCCTCCTTGTCTTTTCCTTCTGCTTTTAATTGCTCCCATGTTTTAGATAACTCATCCCCTTCTTTTTTTAGTTGGGCTTTCTCAGCTTCTAACTTTGCCACTTCTTCTTGTGGATTCGGCTCTTGTACTACTTTACCAGCTCCTCCGCCTTGTTTAGCATATGGTTCCTCACTACCAACTTTAGAAGTTCCTCCGCCTTGTTTAGCATATGGTTCCTCACTACCAACTTTAGCCACTCCTATTTCTTTAGGCTCTTGTACTACCTCAGCTTCTAACACCGGCTCTTGAGTTACTACCTCAGCTTCTAACACCGGCTCTTGAGTTGCTGGAAGCTTTTCAATATCTGGTTGACTTTTTAATTCATCTCTATATTGTTTTAGCGCTTGTATTTGAGGGTTAAACGCCCCTTTCTCAGATAGCTCTTTTGCGATTTCTACTAATCTAGGGTGATTCTTTTTTACTTCAGATGCATTATCAACTAATTCAGATTTCATTCTACTTGGCGATTGAAGTAAACTTTCTATATACTCTATAGGTGTTTCTACATCTTTTACTATTTCTTCTTTTACTTTATTTGCTTCATCTATTTTAGTTTGAATCGCATCCTTTTTAGATTGAACTACAGGTGAGTTTTGAATTGGAGTTTTATCCGGATCATTTAACTTATCTAACTCTCTTTGTAATTTATCTGTAACCAAATCAGCGTTTATATACTTAGCTTTATTAACTGGATTAGGTATAGTATTCCCTATCTCCCCTGACTTTACTATTATTTGCTGAGTGATATTAATAGCTTCTTGAGTTCTATCTTGTGTCTCCTCTCCATTTTCTACGTTAGCTTTAGCTTGATTGCTTATAGCTGAAGGAGGTACATCTGATAAAGCTAGTATTGTAGAAATACCTGTTTGATCTCCAAGGGTACTTACGCTGCTTGGGTTGGTTGTTAGGCTAGATAATCCGTTTTGTGTTTTTGCCATATTGGCTTCTGCTTGATAATACTCTTCGATAGCGTTCTTCGTTTGGTTTAAGTTGCTATTGTAAGTTACTATGTTAGCTTCTTTATTAGCGCTAGCTTTTTGCGCTGAATTTCCATTCCTCATTACATCTTCAAACCCTGACTTTAATAACTTGGTTTTTGTATTAGGATTTTGCTCATTCTTCCATGCGTTATAAGCTTCTTGATTTCTAAAAAACGCATTAAATCTAGGCGCTCCATATTTGAATTTATAAATATCATGCATTAAAGCTTGCCCAGTTCTACTAGAAAGAGCTCTATTACCTAACAGATACCAAAACATCGTTTGAGACTTACCTTCATTCTTTACTTCATCTGGTAGAGACTCTATGTATTGTTGTGTGGCTATTCCCCCTCCATCTTCAAATAACTTTTCAAAATTCTCAACAGCAAACATCACACCTGTTCCTGCGCCTGCATGTACAATGTCATCTCCCAATGATAGAATCGTTGCTGTAGGTGTATATCTACCAAGTGTTGTTTCGTTAAAAATACCAATTGCGTTATTTATTCTTTGATTAAGCTTAGTTCCTTTCAACGCCTCTCCAAACACGCCTATACCCTTAGTTGCTGCACCAAATCCAGCAAACATTAAAGGGTCGTAAGTCTCCCCTAATCCCACAGGCTTGTCGACCGCTACTCCAGTAACGACAGCAGTACTACCTCCTTCTATTGCAGCTATACTTACATCCAGCGCACCAGCCGCATATGGGTTGCTAACATTTTTAGCTACGTAGGTACGAGCTCCATTAAATATATTACCATAAGACTTATAGGCTTTTTCAGTGTCATACGCAATGTCTCCCATTCTACCAGCCTTGTATGCGTCAGAAGCGCCTTTTATAGTTTTTCCAGATTTAAGTATTCCACCCCCCGATCTTAATTCCAGTATTATTTCTCCTACAGTACCCATAAGGAACCCACCTTCATCATAAGCGTCAGTCTGTACAGCTTCTAGATTTTCATCCATTTGCTCCCCTTGAGCTCCACCTCGTTGTAGTCCAGTAACATAATACCCTCCCTTTCCTATGTCTAAAGGGCTGTACACTTCCTCTCCTACTTCTTGTCCGTAAAATCCACCGATAAACCCTTGACCAGCCCTACTTATTGCTCTATCAAAATTAGGGAAGAACTCTCCAAGAAGATTAAAATTACCTAATGACAACCTACTCTCTTCTCCAGGCGCACCAATTTCAGATGACATAAGGCCAGCGTCTACAAATCTATTAGAGAGTAGTGGGTTTTCATTTAAAACAATAGCTCTATGAACTGCGTCTAGTTCACGTCTTAACCTATTATATAATTGAGCTGACTCAGTTTTACTTGACAACATTGGGAGTCCAGCTCTTAAGTGATAGTTATTTTCATCCGGAAACAAACTAAGTACGTCATCCGTAGGGGTATCAGTATAGGCTGTCATTGGGTTTTCTGATAATTCTTCAAGGCTGTCTCCACTAAACTCTCCTAAAAACTCTAGAATGACTTGCATAGTACCTCTATCAATCTCCTCGTCTGGATTAGCTTTAATTAACTTAGCTACGTTAAGCAGTTGAAAATATATATCTCTCTCTATCCTTATTAAACTTTCTGGTCCATATTTCTTTTTTACTACCTGAGCTTTTTCATCTTGCTCCAAGTTATAAGCTTTAACCTCTGGATTTAAGTTATCATACTTTCCTATAACCATATTAGTGTTAGGATCATATACTCTATGATTTGGATTAGACATGTCAGCCCATTCCTTATTTACGATATTCCAGTCAGCTGAAAGGAGTATGCCTTCCATTACGTTTTTCATGTATTTATCCTTCTTCTCCGGCCCAAGTAACCTAGGGGAGATAGGGGCATTAATAGTGACAGTGGTTCCGTCTTGCGGAAGAGTAGTAGTGTAAGAAATGCTAGCAAGCTGGTTGTTTCGGTCCACTGAGTTGTTTATTTGATACCCTATATTGTTTCTTAACCTATATAATCCAGCTTCCTTTATCATCTCATCTTGGTCTTTGAATAGTCCAGATGTTAAGTTTCCATTTACAGTAGCAAAATCACCTACCTCCATGTCCACTAAAAACGTGGCTTGCTCTCTATTTAAGTTGGTAAACTGCCCTTGGCCATAATTCATATTGTTGTACCTGGGGTTTATTAAACTAACTTTATTGAAGTCTGGGTTTCTCAACTTAACGTCATCCGCTAGGGATTGCATCTTTAGTTTTTGCCAAGCCACTGCATGCATTGGATTACCCTTATAATAATCTTCAAACGTATTATAACCTAATTTTTGCCCTATCTCGGAGTTGCGTCCATTCTTACTAAAGTCAACGTATAAGTCGATAACCTGATCGCCATTTATTGGATTAGATTTTATGTTGTTAACTATATCCTCGTCTATTAATGACTGAAGGTCAGCATTGCTTTGTTGCGGAATTCCTCGTGGACCACCTACACCTTGAATTCCTTGAACACCTTCAGATGTTGTTGTTTCTGATTCTTGGATTTCCACCCCTTCCACTCCTTGCATTCCTTCAACACCTTGAGGTCCAGTTGCACCTGTTATACCCTGAACACCTTGAGCACCAGTAACCCCTTGCGCACCAGTAACCCCTTGCGCACCAGTAACACCTTGAGCACCCGTAGCTCCGTCTTGTCCATCAACTCCTGTTGCGCCAAAACCAACACCTTCCACACCAGTAGGCTTTACCCATTGGCCCACATCATTTTGCACAAAACCTCTTTTAGTTAAATTATCTTGTAACACGTTTCTTGCTGCGTTCGTACCGTCACCTTGATCTGTAGATTCTAAAGCGTCACTTGCACTTCCTTCCAGCCTACTTGGCTGTGAATCAACTGACGGAACTCCCACCGGGCCTGTAACTACCTTAGATTCTTCTACAACTTTTGTTGAGGGTTTTGCTTCTGTTGGTGGGTTTTTCCAGCTACCCATGCCATACGCCAAGGCTTCTTCTTTATTGTCTCCAAACTTAATTACTTCACCTCTTCTTTCAGCTTCGTTATAAGTATTCATCCAGTCTTCCTCTTTGGACATACTTAACCATGAGCCATTCTCATCTTGAAATAAACTTGGAAACGCAACCCATGAACCATCTTCTAGTTGCTCTGCTCTCATTAAATGAGTTGAAGGGGCTTGACCTTCATATGTAGGAGTTTCAGATACAAACCCTGTCTCCTCGTTTACGTATATTTGCCCATCTCTTTTAGGGGGAGGTGGTATTTTTTCTACCTCGGTAGTTTCCTCTTCTACCTCTACGGTTTGATTAGGGTTATCGTTATTTGCTGTTTGAACTTCTAAAGAGCCCGATGAAGTAATAACTTCCTCTCCACTGGAATTTGAATCCGTAACAACCTCTTGAGAAATAACCTCTTGTGTTTCTCCTTTTTTTTTTACAGGGGTATTTAAGTACTGATTCTTAACAATACTTACTCTTTCAGCATCTGGAGCTTCACCTTTATAATGAACATATAAGTCGTTTATTAAGTCATCGTCATTATCATACTGGTTAACTATAGCGCTAACCTTTTCTTGACTAGGAACTTCTTTAGTGGCTTCTAGGATAAAATCGTTTATTAAATTCTCTTTACTCATAACTTATTATAAATTAAACACTGCTTCATCGTACTTTGTAGAAAATGGCTGAGATGCTCTTGTTGGTCCGTAATACTGAGACTTGGTTCTAGTTGGTTCTCTTGAGAAGTTTATCAACTGCATATACTCTTCTTTATTTTGCTTATCAAATACTTGTGGATTGATATTGTTTCCGGGGAATAGTTGAAACTTAAATGTCCTAGTGTCTGTTCCGTCTGGCCCACCTTTAACATCTATCTCTATATAATTCTTTCCTGTTGTGTTGGTGCTGTAGTTTGCTCTTGTTTGTGCTTGAAAAGGATTTGAATTTGGGTTAGCAGCGTATGCGCTAATAAACGCTCCTTTATCATCTAACTGAGAGCCACTTAAGGAGATGGTATTTACTGGAGTATTGGCAGAATTTACGTTATACATTTTAACACTGTTTATTATAGAGCCCCCTGTACCGCTAGTAGCTCCGGTTGCCACACCTCCGCTTTTCCCAGCTACTTTTTTAACTGGATCAAAGTTAATTATTTCGTTTAGGTTTGTTATAAAATCTCCTACATTGTCACCTACAGTTGTTTCACTAGGGCCACCGGCTGAGGGAGGTTCATAACTAAGAGCGTTTACTAGTCCTTGGTAATCCTTTTCATCTATATCTATAGCCTTACCTCTAGTTCCTTGATACTCGTATAATCCAAGATCAGCAGCAAACGAAGGCTCTAATCCGTCTATAGCGTCTTGAACACCTTCCATAGCTTTAGCTGAAGTACCGTAAGCTTTTCTATCTAAAATACCAAACATTTGACCTAAGTCTCTGTAGATATTATCTTTATCTGCTACGTCTCCTGTGAACTCCCCTATATTATAATCAACCTCTTGACCTATTGCATTTACAGTAGTAACTCTTTCAGGGCTCACTCTATAAGAAACTATCTTATCATCCGCCTTTAAACCTATTGAGTTATTGTAATAAGCAATCGCTTGGTCCCAAGCGTCTGAAATACCTGCCCTCATTTTTAAGGCTAAGTCTAAATCCATATGTCTTCTTTTTGCGCTACTGGCTCTTTTCAAACTTCCCCTGTCTGTGTCTTGAGTATTTTTAAAACCTATTTGTCTGTCGATGTTATCTTGTATAGCGTTTTTTAATAAGTCATTTTGGTAATCACTTAAGTCGGCTTGCATTTGACCTGCGCTATTAACAACCATTTTTATTCCAAGTTTTTTATCTCTATTGCCTAAAGCAAATTGCCCACTAGTAACCCCTTCTTCATAAACAAAAAACTCTTCCGTGCCTGAATTCATTAAAACATTAGCTGCTACATTTGGTTGTGCTGTTACACTTTTATATGCGCTGGTCACGATGCCATTGTACATCTCCTTAAAATCCTTAGCTGCTCCAGGGTTCATTGTATTATACTTATTAGCCAACCCTTCTAATGTTACATTCATCATAACTCCGCCTTTACCTACCGCAGCTTGTTCGTAAGCTGTTCTCATTGGCTTCAGGTTATCAGTAAACGAAGAAACAAACATATTAGCATTAGCGTTGTCGGACTGATAGTTCTTTATGTTTATTATATTATTTACAGCAGCTGGAGTGGAGTTGCCTATAGCGTTACCATTATCATCTACAGTGTTAATATACATTCTACCATTTTTATCGTAAATAGCTTTTTGATGAGAGAAGTCTGATTGGTTAGCGTATTTTTTAGCAAAGTATTGCGATTCTAAAGGGCCTGCAAAGGGTATCTCGGTTTTTGGATTTAGGTTTTCTCTTTCAGTAAAGGTGGCAAAGTTTTGTTCATAAGTTTCACAGAACATTTTGTAAGCAGCGAAATCGTTTTGCAGGTTGTTATTAAACATCTGAACCTCAGCAGCTGACTTACCAGTGTTGTTAGTGTTTTCAAAAAACAATGCATTTCTACCATCATTAACTGCTTGAGCTATAAACCCAGATAAATTTTGGTCTATCTTATTAGAAAAGTCATAGATGCCTGCTTGAGCGTTGTTGTATGATTTTATTTTTTTATCTTCTTGTTTTAGGTTTTGTTTCTGTAAAGCAGCTTGATTTTTTTGAAATTCCTCTTGTATTTTAGAGAAGTCGGTAGGGTTAACCGCTTCATAACCTATATATGTTGCTAATCCGTTTGCCATTTTATTTTTTTAATATCCTAAAGCCGCTTCAAATTCTTTGAGTTTCCCAGTGCCTTGACCTGCGTATTCTACTGGTTGGTTCGGATACGTCTGCTTATGCCACGCTTCATATGCACTATAATAATTATCCAGCCCAGGTAACTGATTAGCGCCCTGTATGTATTCATTTGAAGCTAAGTAGCCTGATAAACCACCTATATTATTTTCATCATAAGTTTTATTTACGTCTATTCCGTAAGCACTAGGGTCAAAAACAGGCGCATTAGCACTTACTAATGGAGGTGGTCCACCACCAGGTCCACCAGGTCCAGCACCACCACTAGGTCCAGCACCGCCACCGCCTAAACCAGGGACAGGGCCAAGGTTGGGGTTAGTTAGAAATGGGTTTGATTGTTTAGCTAGAGCTACACCTCCTTGCAGTTGTGCTATCAGCGCATCTGCTTGTGCTTGATCAATATTTCCTGCTTTTAAGTCAGCTTGAATACCGGCTATTTTTTTGTTAAGCGCATTTTGAGCCATGCCAGAATTTAATGCTTTTGTACCTTGCGTTAGTAAGCCACCAGCTGCCGAAGCCAATGCGTTGTTAGCAGCGTTCTCTTTCAGTCTTTGTTCTTTTTCAGCTTGTTGTAGTCCTTTTATTTCCATTAAAGTGTTCTCTCGCTCCATCTGTTTGTTGTGCACTTCCATTTGGTTAGCAGCTCTCTTTACTTCTAGGTTTGCTAAATACTGAGCTTTTTTATCTTCTTCTGTTAATGCAAGGTTAGCGTCAGTGCTTGCTTGAACAGCTTTAGATACGTTAGCCACACCTCGTTGACCAGCTTCTTGCATGGTTTCTACTGCAACTCTTTCTGCTCTTTCAGCAGCTTGTTGACCTCTAATGTTCTTTGGAACTGTAAGGGCTTCTAATTGATTTATAAATTTTATGTTGTTTAATTTTTTCGCTGCAATATTTAACTTGTCGTCTAGTATATCTTTTTCTGCTTTAGCATCTTGTTGTTGTTGGTAGGACAATCCTGCTTGAGCAATGTTAAGAACTAATGCTGGAGCTATCGCTTGGTAATATGACCCTCCACCTAATAGTTCATCCAGATATAAGAGAAAAGAAAATAAAAGAAGATTAAAAATATATTTATACATGATAACGCAGTTTTTACAAAGATACTAAATTAAGGGTAACTCTTAAATATTTCCGAATTTACAGCAAATAATTCTGACAACGAAGAACTTAGGTTGGTAAGTGTAACTTCTGCATAATGACCTCTTAACCCATAAGATTCTACTTCTGCATTTTTACTAGTGAAAATAAAGTTGCCTACTGCCGGGGTATTAACAGGGTTAGTGACTTCAATGTATTGAGGTAATGAAGTTCGGTTAATCGCAGTTATAACTCCTATTTCGAACAACACACCACCAGCTTCATAATAAGCTACATCGCCCACCGCTGTACCAGCTACGAAAGCATTTATTAATGGGTTTAACGGTTGATTTAAACCTAAGGCAAATTCAATTCTCACCGGGTTACCAGGAATAACATTAGATGCACCTCCGATTCCTTGCGTGGATATTTGCGACCAGTCCACATTTAATCCAGTTTCTGTGCCAGATCTTCTTACATTGGAAAAGTACGACCCTTCTTTCAAAACAAAATAAGTAGAATCAATACGCCCAGTATGTAAGTCACTTATTAAGTCAGCTGTCCACTGTTGTAAACTTTCAAGCTCCAGTGTTTTAAACATCTTAGCTTCTGTAGGTTGGTCGTTAAAAACAAATCGAACAGATGAAGCTACACTAGCTGCGCCATAGTATGAGTTCCTAACTGGATTAGAATAATGTTTCCATGGTTTGCCTTGATAAAAAGTATATAACTGACTGTTCATGCCAAGCATCCATTCAGGGTAGAACGAATGAAACGATGTCCACCCTTTCGCAATAGGGGCATAGCTTATTGTTTTTAAGTTACTCATATGTAAATATTTTATTGTTCACACTCATCATTTAAGGACATGTTAATATATCTCGTATTGTACCTGTGTCGTCTATGAGAAGTGAACTTCCGTTAGCGCCAACATCTTCAGCGAAGTACCACACATACCCACCTCTAAAAGGACCTAAATCAGACGAACCTCCCTTTCCTACTGTAGGAACAAGCACAACGTCATTTATTTGAGGATTATCTTGCTCTCCGCTATGGTAGAACAATGTTGATGTCGGTGTAAGTATACAAGCTGAACCTGGAGTGTATGCAAATTGAGTACCATCCATTAGGAAAGTTCTTCGTGACTCACTATCAACTACAAAAGTTAAAGTGAAGTTAGCGGAAGGTCCAAAACAGTTTCTAGCTACAAAATCAATAGGATAGGTTCCGCTTTGCGATGGTGTTCCAGAAATAACCCCTGCACTTAAATCAAAGGACAATCCCTGTGGTAAGTAAGTGTCAGCTTGAATTCCGTTAGTAACACTTGTAGTAGTTCCAGATGTAGTAGTGTAACCTATAGTTGTTGTAATAAAGGTCGTTTCATTTGGTCTTAAAGTATAATTTTGACTTATAGAGTTACAATCCACCCAAGTAATAGTAGCTCCTTCAGCCCCTGATGTCACTGCTATACTTGAACACGTTCCCGACAACTCGTAGAAAGTAGGATTATTACTAGCGATTATGTTTAACTCAATAAAAGTATCTTCTTGTAAATAAACCGTAGCTGGTGTACTAATAACTGGAACAGCAACTTCAGCACATGCAGCGCAGACAGATGTTTCACTTACAGTTCCATCGGGTTGAACGAATAAATAAATACTATTTGGAGCTGCTACTGTACCATACCTGTGATAAGTTCCACCGCTAGTTCTGGATGTTCCAAATGGGTTTTCATAAACTATATCTCCTTCAACTGGTAGTGCACCTGAGCCATTATGCCATCTTGTGTTATTAGGTAACGGAGCTGTTGCTCTACATATATACAATGGGTCTGCCGGATCTAAAGACTCAGCTGTAGATTCATAGTCAAATAGAGTCAATGTTGGAAGAGGAGCGTCTAATCTGAAATTTTGATTGTCACCAAAAAACTCTATCTCTACATCATATATATTGTTATTAGTGGCTTTAATAAAATCTAAAGTCCCAGCTACAGTAACTGGAGTAGTTCCAGTAGTAGCTATTACAGCATCTCCATTTTTAATTGTATAGATGTTGCCGGCTACTCCACTAGGGGTGTAAGGCAAGCTTACTCTACCCTCATTGTCAGTAAAGTCTATTTTACCTTTAAATGTACCTGCTACATTGTTAGATGCGGCTGGAAAGTCAAAGGTAGACGCACCTGAAGCTGTTATGATATTTCTAAAATCAACAATAAAATAAGCGTATCTAAAACCTACCCTATTGAAAGTAAAAGAACCTACCCAATCTGTCCCAACTGAAGTAGGAACAACTGAAGCTAACCCAGGATCCGCTAAAGCTTGCTCTAGTTGACTTTGAGTATAAACCGTATTGGTCTTTAAAAAATACATCTTACCCCCTAAGGTGGGTGAAAAAGTAGATTTGTTAACAGCTCCTATTTCAGAAATTTTTAACTCTACAGTATCTCCTTCTACTGGTAGCCCAGGCTCACCTTCTATCCCTTTATATATTCTATTAACAAATAATTCGCTATCGCCAACCACCTTCTGGCCGGTAAAATCTAAAGGAGATCCAGTGTTAGATGTGTAGTCATATTCAAATCCAGCTGTAATTTCAGTGGTAGTGTCATTTCCTTTCCCAGCACTTAAAACACCCCACAAGTCTACATCTAGCTCTGTACCTTGTTGTTTTATTGTTTTTTGCCATATTAAGCCGTTACACGCAGTAACAGATATCTCACACTGGCGAGGGGGATTAGCGAATCCATTGTTTGCTATAGATATAGTTACTGTCTCATTTAAACTTCCATTATATGTAGGGGTTTGACCGTTAATAGTTACCCATCCAGTTCCGTCTCCTGTGTCTACAAGATCAACACTCCAAGACCTAGTGGATTCAATAGTAATTGTGGTTGTGTTAGGGCCGTAACTAACGAATATAAACGGATTGCCGGGTTTAATGTCGCTTTCTATTGTAGCTTCACATGGAATTGCACTTTGATCAGTGTTAGATATAATGTACTGCTCTTTAAATGGATCATAAACCCCTAGCTTTTGCGTGGTAAAATTATCTCTAAATAAGTCTTTAAAGTAGTCGCTCATGCCATTATTAGATATCTCAAACAAACCATCTTGCCCTAAACGAATAACCGCACCTCTTTTTGCGTCAGAAAAATACAATTGAGCGCCCCAAGATGTAAAGCTTTCTGGGTTGTGACTTATTCCATATTCTCCTACATAAGGGACTTGTGTTCCTAAAACTTGAGGAATTGAAGCAACAGATCCACCACCAACTGCATCAGATAGTAAGTTTTTGCCAAATAATATTTTAGATACCTTGTCTTCTTGAAGAGTGATAATGTCATTATCCCTAGTGTGTAACTTTTGAATCGGGCCATATTCTTTATTAACATCTTTATAGTTAGCTAGTGAAAGGTTAAATTCATTTAAGTTATTTATGTTGGTGTTTTCTACAAATACCCCACTATAAGTTAAGCTTGCAGATAAATGTTCTTCTTCGTATTGTTCTATACTACTACTCGCTCTAGGTGAGTATTTTAACCAAGGTAGAGTGTCGCCTGCTTTTACTCTGGTAGCTTCTATTCCATTTCCAAAGGTGTAACAATTAAATTCAGAATTTTGTTTTTGTTGAGTTGTAGCGGTAAGAAGGGTGTTAAGGTTTAAGCTAACAACAGCTGGAGATGCGTTTAAAGTTTGGTTTTGAATATTAGCTTCATGCAGGTTATTTATTTTATCAATATTAAAAGTGAATGGAGTTTCGTAAAAAACGTCCGAAGCGTTATCAATAGGTTTACTCTCAAATAAAGGAGGTCCTGATACGTTTTGAGTTATTTTAAAAGTGGCTTTTATTTCCGTTACTCTGAGTGCGCTATTTCCATAGGTAGTCCCTGAGTTTGGAGCTACCTGATCTTCGGGTTCGCTAGCTTTTATGTACATTACAATTGGCTCCGTATAGCTTAATAACTGAGCCCATGTGCCCCAGTTGAATCCACTATCGTATGGGTAACCTCCTAGGCTTTGTGCAAACTGATGTTGGTAATAAGTTGTTCCATTCCATCCTATTGCAGCTATAGTGAAAGAAGAGTCTGCACCTCCAAAACCTATGTTTGTTAACACTCTTCTGAAAAACACTCTCTTACCTCTATTTTGTAATCCAGTTTGCGCTATAGTATGAGTTAAGGTTTGCCATATGTCTTCTTGATAAAACCACTCTTCAATATTGTCATAATTAGCACTTGAGAAAAAAGTATTTTCACTTGTCTCTGTTTCTGTTAAATCTGTTCCAATGTATAGATTCTCTTCTAGATTTATGGTTATAGTAGCTCCTACATTTATTCGTTTATCCCTAAAAGAAGGCATGGGGTTTTGGTCATTAAATGGAGTTTGAAGTGCTTGTCCACTATCGGAAACTATTTGATATCCTGCTGTAACTGGAGCCACCCCAGCGTATACACCTACAGCCTGGCTAACATATTGCGAATTTAGATTTCCAGCATTCCTAGTAGGTACATCAAAAACACTTAATCCATCTTCTGAATGTACATTTATAGTCCAATAATCTCCTATGTTGTAACCTGGCCCATCGTTAAATTTCATGATTATGTTTAAGTCATATGGAACAGCTAAGTTGTTTAAGATAGTCGGAGGTGGGTTATTTAAAGTGTAGTTACCAGTGTAATACGGAATTAAACTAACAGCGCTATACCAAAGCTCATAAATTCCATCAACAAAATTATACACGTCAAAGGTTTCATTGGCACCAATTACTATTTTAATTCTAGCGTCTCTCCGAGCATTGGTTGCGTTTTCAGATAGTTTAGGGCCTTTTATAAGTGTTAACCTTTTATTCGTTAAAGAAGCTCCATAGAAGTGAGGAAAATCTATTTGCCCCACATAAGTAGAGCTGCCAACTCCATTTCCATTAAAACCTACCGTAATGTGTCCTCCATAAGAATTATAACCGCTACCAACACCGCTCTTAACGCCCCCTATTCCTTCATATTCCGCTGTGTATTCCTCAAGATTTATTTGTCCTAAATTGTCGGTTATTTTAAAATACAAACCAGGAATCTCATTGTTTCCTAGAAAATTCTCAGGTTTCACCTCTACTTCTTGAACTTTATACTGCTTATTAGATAGGGTTGCTATCCCATTTAATTGTTTCATGTATATAAATGAACCTACTGTAACTTTATTTACTTCAGATCTATTTATAAAAAAGTAATAATCATTGCCGTCTCTATAAGATGCTAAAGGAAATATGGTGAAATAGTCATTCTCTTTACTTTGTTTTAGAAATATTCTATACTTACTGGCAAACGCAGGGGCTTGGTGGTTTATAGAGATTCTTAAATCGTTTATGGTTGCAGCTTGAGAAGGTGGTATATATACTGTGTTAGAAAATTGATTTTGAACACCATTTAAGTCAGGGGTTAAAACAGTGGACATTCTACCGTAGTCATCTAAATAAACTAATCCAACCTCGTAAGACCTATCGCTTTTAAAACTAGGAATGCCAAAGGCTGTTGTTGCTTGCAGGGATGCAGACTCTACAGAGAAATCTATAGGAATACTAGCGCCTTCCGAGTCTACAATATTATACCCTTGAATGTAGTTTCCGTATATTAATCTCCCTCCTATTATTTCCTGCGCCTTTGCTTTTAAAGGAACATTGTCAAATAATCTAGAAACTTCATCTACACTCACAATAGAGTATATTTTACTGTTATTAAACAGCGCTTGAAAAGGAGAGTTGTCTGCTAGTAAATTTTCTTTTTTATTAAAAGTTTCAATAGTGTAAACAGAGCCAGTGTATTCATTAAAAAATACTAATTGAATTTCCTCTACTTGACTTCCTCCTGTGTCTACTGTTAATTCCACTTGATTAAAGCCATTTATCATAGAATTAAATACTCCATCAGAATAATTAAAGCTCATAGCTGTAGTTCCAAAAGCTGTTGATGAAAACGGAGACAATGCGCTATATTCATTATTTTCATACCTCCATCTGTACCCGAATCTAAGGTATACTTCTGCTATCCCATTTGGCTTATTAGGGGAGTCTTCTGGGGGTATGGGAATGGTTACCGTGGTGTTGTTTACGTTATTTTGAAGCTGAATAGATGGAGGAGATAAAGGAGGTTTTACTATCACCGAAATATCATCTTCCGTGAAATCGTCAAGAGCATAATACCTATCTATATTTAATCTTCGAGGGGCATTTAGATTATCTGTCCAAAAAAGTAGATTATCAAGTAAATTTATACCGGTTATTGTGTATTCTTTATCAAACTTTAATACCCTTCCTTTAGTATCTTTAAGTAATACAACATGAGAATTAGTTGTTTCATTATACCTAATTACGTAGTCAAAGCTCGTGTCTGTAACAAACCAATAGAACTCCTCGTTAGCAGAATCAGCAATAGCGCCAATAGTAGCTGCACTAGCTGTTAAAAAAGATAAGTCTCCTCCTACTTGGGTGTTTCCTAATATGTTTTCTATTGCTCCAACATTAGACTCTTCTGAAGTAGAAACACCTATGTTTTGACCATCTCGGTATTGACCTTGCGGAATAAGACGCTCATCGAGATCCTTATTCATTATCCCTGCCGTAAAAGTTCTAGTTATTTTCATTTAATCCATTTAGCTCTACCTCGTAATGGCATAAGAATCCTACTTGGGTGAAGATTACTTAGTCTTATTTTGGCATTTCTTAGTTTACTACTTTTTTCTTTTCTAGCTCTAGAAACAACATACTCGGGAACATTTAATTTATTATCTAAAACTGCCCATCTTATATATGCGTATAAATAATCTTCAGCTAACTTGTTTATCATCACATCATCATCATGACCTCTTTCTAGGCCGTCTGAAACGTATTCTAATATAACCAATTGGTTAGCCATGTCAGAGCTGAAATTAATTACACCGCCTTTTTTATCTATTCTAAAGTTAGGGTTTTGATTAGCTAACGAAGTATTCATTCCGTATTTACCTCCTAAACCATAAGTAAAGTACCAATTACCATCACAACAATATCCAGTTTTACCATCGTAAGGGTGACCAGGATTTAAATACAAGGTAGGTTTAATTCCCATTATTCTTTTGTTGTCTATAGCTGAGGTACTTCCTAAAGCGTTGCCATCTATATCAAATAAAACTTCACAGTGATCATCTTGTAGATATGCGGAAGAGTAATTAGTTTGAAAGTTTTCTATTAAGGGGTAAAGTATGCCGTTTATAAATAAGGATATCCTAACGTAGTTGACGTAATCAGCAGGTAAGATGTATTTTAAATCTGAACAAACGTCCATTTCTAATATCTTAATATTCTTTAATGCATCATAGTTTATTTCTTGTATACCTCTTTTTGCGTGAAACAAAAGCTTATATCTATTCTGTTTGCTAACTAAACTTTCATCTCCTTCAAACATAAGCTCGAAGTTATTAACTATATCTTTTAAAGATACATATTGGTAGTTACCCCAATTAGCGCTTTTAGGAACTACACCATCGTTGGTGTAATATTTTTGATCTGTCATTGAATATGCCATCTATCCTTGTATCATTTGTTGTTGTTGTTGATTTTGCTCAAACTGAACTATCTCTGGCTCCCTAATACTAATTCCTGCGTAACTACATATTTTTATAATCAACTCTATAGAATCATCTAAAGGTAGTTCAAAATCTCGATAATCTATATTGGTGTTGTCAAAAACAGGATCTCCATCGGGACCTATCGCATTGTAAGTCCAGTTTGGTTTTGCTGGATACCTTACATATTGACAAAATAACTCACCATAACTATTTATAGATAAAGGATATGCAGAAACAAGGTCCTCTTGCAAAGTGTAAGCCGGGTAGCTTGATGTTGGAGATGTTAAGTTTGAAGCGTTTAGCTTTATTATTTTACCTTGACTTACTCTTTCTATGTCTCTAGCGTCTGCTGCTTTTAGAACTTTATAATTCTCAGGTGTAGCTAAAAAGATATCATCAGTTAAAGTTAAGCTGGTGGCAGCTATATCTATAACATAGGCGTATTTTTCGGTTGTAATATTTACTACTATGTCACCAATGGAGATTCCGTCTGTGGTGAAAGTTGCCCCTGCGTCTACTAAGTTATCCACAACAACACCTGTATTTGCTCCGCTAGTTAGTAAGGTCTCGTATGCTGTTAACCTATTTAAAGTAAACCAATCATCTTGAGTAGTGGCTAAACTAGGGGTGAAAAATAAGTTACCTGCTTTATGTTTTAGTGGCTTTGTTTCGGAGAAAATATCTATTACCTCTTCATACTGCTGTGTAATGTCTGCGTAGCCAGAATTAGAAGCTCTTTGGTTTTTCTTTATTATCCATTTGTTTAAGTCAAAGAAGTAAGACTCAAATACCTCTAACTGTGCTTGTTCAGCAAATAAGTTAAATTCCTCCGGAGTCATGTAACCGTTATTATTTTTGTTTATAATAGCTAAAACGGTATTTCTAATTTCATTAATCATTCGGGAGTATTTGTTACAAAGATAAGTAAAAAAAAAGACCCCTATAAAGGAGCCTTTTATTAAATGTTTAAGTTAAAAGTTTTACATTAAATTCTCCAATGTATCTAACACTTCCATTCCTTTATCAGTATGAAAATAAGACATCACTGTTTTTATGTGGCTCTCGCCATGTTTAACTAAAATTAATCTTTTCTTATTGTTAGGTAAGTTGTAGTAAACTTCTCTGCTTTTTTTACGGAAAGATAACATTCCTTCAGCAAACATTTTCTTTACTAAAGACTCTAATGCCATGTCATCATTATCTAAAGCGTCTAAAAAGTCTATAGGGTAATCTCTAGCGAATATTAATATATCACGTTTTAACTCTGAAGTTTTCATTGAGTCTACTTTACCCCCTATTAAAACCCTACCTAAGGTTTCCATTTGATCTACAGAGAGCTCTCTAGCTGCAATTAATGCATCTACTTCAGCGTTAATATACTCTAAATCTCTTTCTGCATTTTTTTCGTGATCGACTTCTTCAAATATTATACCCTTATCTGGGTGAAGTTCTAAAAATTTTTGTAGTAAAACATCTTCTCTTCTTGTGCTAAGAAATCCATCTTCAAAGACAATGGTGCCTAATAAAGCTGAACCGTCTTGTTCGTCTTCAAATATTGATTGCTGATTAACCGCATACCTTAGTGGTCGATTTACCATTTTTTCTTCATCAAAATATATTAAAGGCTTTTGAGTTGTGTTTCTAGATGCCAACATTAGGCTTAATGGAGTGTGTTTTGTTTTAAGTTTATACACTCTCGCTTTGGGTGTCATTTTTTTCATTTTATTAAATTTTATTTAAGTAAGTAAAAAAGGGGATGGCAAACCCACCCCCTTTAAATTGTATACAATTATCCTTTGAATATTACAAAGTTGTTTGCGCCCATTGTACAAAGAGCTCTTTCAGATAAGAAGTGAACTTCCATAGCATCAAGAGAACTTGTTTTAGC